GCTCGTACAGGAGATCCTGTTAAGGCCGCAACTCCAAGTCCAAGTCCAACTCCGGTAACTCCAACTCCGGTAACTCCAGCAGTAGAAGCATCAGCTACTACTAACGCAGTTGCTGAAGAAGTAGCACCGGCAACGGATAATAATAAAGCGGAAGACATTTTAAAAATGATCCGCTCACGTCAAACCAACTAATAGTGTTATGCAGGGTGGCTGGAAACAGTCACCCTCATAATAATTGGACAAGGAGAAATTATGACCAATAGAGCATTCGACGTTTCTAAGTTTCGTAAAAACTTAACAAAATCTATTACAGGTATGAGTTCAGGCTTTAACGATCCAACTGATTGGGTCAGTACCGGTAATTATGCACTAAACTATCTAGTAAGTGGTGACTTTAATAAAGGTGTTCCTTTAGGCAAAGTTACTGTATTTGCTGGAGAATCAGGTGCAGGTAAATCATACATTTGTGCAGGTAACATTGTCAAGGCGGCACAAGATCAAGGGATCTTTGTTGTACTAATTGATAGTGAAAATGCATTAGATGAAAAATGGTTACAAGCACTTAATGTAGACACAGACGAAAAGAAAATCCTAAAACTTAACATGTCGATGATTGACGATGTTGCTAAAACTATTAGTACCTTTATGTCAGAATACAGAGAAATGGCTGATACAGACCGACCTAAGGTGTTGTTTGTTATTGATAGCTTGGGTATGTTACTAACACCAACTGATGTAGATCAGTTTAATAAGGGTGATATGAAGGGTGATATGGGTCGTAAACCTAAAGCACTTACTTCATTAGTACGTAATACCGTTAATATGATTGGTTCACATAACGTAGGACTAGTATGTACTAATCACACTTACGCATCACAAGATATGTTCAACCCAGATGATAAAATTAGTGGTGGACAAGGATTTATCTACGCATCTAGTATTGTAGTTGCAATGAAAAAACTAAAACTTAAAGAAGATTTAGATGGTAAAAAAGTAACTGATGTAATGGGTATTAGAGCCGCTTGTAAGGTTATGAAAACACGTTATGCAAAACCTTTTGAAGGCGTACAAGTTAAAATACCATATGAAACAGGCATGGATCCGTACTCAGGGTTAGTTGATTTATTTGAGAAGAAAGGCCTACTAGTACAGCAAGGCAATCGACTTAAATACGTTGATTCAACTGGTAAGGAAACTCTTGAATATCGAAAAGACTGGTCAGGCGAGAAGTTAGACATAATTATGAATAACTTCGATTCTTTTCAAACTAAAGAATCCGAAACAGAAGATGAGAATACTAACATAGAAACTGTTATAGAGGAGTAAGGATTATATGATAGAAAGTGGATCACATGTCAGCGAAATTTGGCAATGCTTTAAAGAGTATGTTGACAAAAAAAGCATGGAAACCGTTGCAGAACGCTATGTTGATTTATGTGCAGATTTTGGTTGTTCCGATGAAGACTTCCGAGATGCAATAGGACATGATAGTGACTTAGACAAAGCTATATCTTATTATCTTGAAGACGAAGAACAAGATTATGACGACGATAGCGAGGACGAGGTCTATTAATGGGCTGGTATTCAGACGTTGCAAAAAATATTAATAAGATACCTGCGGCAATAGGATACTTTGAACATGAGCTTGAAGAAGCTAAGGCTGAGATCCGGATTAAAGGTAGTATCGAAAATGCCGCGGCAGAGATGCCCGGCTTAGTTGAACAACGGTTCAATCAACTTCAAGAGCTTGAAGCGATATTAGAATATCTAAATATTGAATTACGCCGTTTAAGAAGTTCATTTTTTAGAAAATATTTGGAAAGTTATCAACGAGCATTAAGTAGTCGTGACGTAGAAAAGTATGTTGACGGTGAAGCTGACGTTGTTGATTACGAAAAAATCATTAACGAATTCGCACTTATGCGGAACAAATGGTTAGGAGTCACTAAGGCTCTAGACCAAAAGCAATGGCAACTAACTAATATAGTGAAGCTTCGAGTTGCTGGTATGGAAGACGCTCGTCTTTAATGGAGTAGGTATGTGAGCCGAAGATATTTATTAAGTTTAATAGATGTACCAGACGAAGAGTTAACTAGTGAAGGCAAAGACTTAAAAGAATTAATAAAGCGAATGGAGGCATCTCCTAGCTATATATTAACAGAAGATGATAAAAATATATATGATCAACGCTGGAGGAAAATATACAAATGAAACTAACTGACACTGATATCGGTAAACAACTTAAAACTCAATATGGTGGCAACCACCGGGGGACCGACAAGACATTTGAAACCGAAACTGAGCGGCCGCCGACTCCTGAAGAGTACGCTAATGCATATAAAGATAAATTCGAACGAATAGGACACCCTGCATTACCAGGTTCTATACAAAAAATAGAAAGATTTGATCGTATACCTAATGCTACATTTGTTAATAGGGTAATGGGAGACTTTCAAACAATTACTACTGCTGAGATTTTTACAAAGAAAAAGGTTGTACTATTTGGCCTACCGGGAGCATTTACTCCAACATGTTCAACTAAACAATTACCAGCATATGACGAAGCATATGATAGATTTAAAGGTCTAGGTGTAGACGAAGTATATTGTGCTTCAGTTAATGACGGCTTTGTTATGAATGCTTGGTTTGACAGTTTAGGTATTAAGAATATTAAACTACTCGCTGATGGTAATGGTGATTTTTCTCAAGCAATGGGCGTTAGTTGTAATAAAAGACATCTAGGATTTGGCCCACGTTCGTGGCGTTATTCAGTATATGTTATTAACGGTATTGTTGATCAAGCATTTGTTGAACCTGGATTTAATCAAACAGGTAACGACGAAGATCCGTATGAAAAATCTGATCCTGAAACACTAATCAATTATATACAAGCTACTCTCCGATAAAGATTAAATACAGTTGTGATGACAGTTGTATTGGTTACAGGAGGATTCGACCCTCTCCACTCTGGGCATATTGCGTATTTCAAAGCGGCTAAAGAGCTAGGCGATGAATTATGGGTTGGTATTAATTCCGACGAATGGTTAATACGCAAAAAAGGAAGAGCGTTTATGCCTATAGCTGAACGCTGTGAAATCATTAGAAATCTTAAAGTTGTTGATAATGTTATTGACATTCCAAATGACGATAGGGTTGATGATGCCGGCGGTGCAATTTACAAAGCTATGGCCATAGGTGCAAGAAAAATCATTTTTGCTAATGGTGGAGATAGAACAGAAGAAACCATTCCTGAAATGAAACAATGGGGTGCTCATCCTGATGTAAAATTTGCATTTGGAGTTGGCGGAGATAACAAGAAAAATTCTAGCAGTTGGATATTAGAAGAATGGAAAAACCCTAAAACAATACGTGCTTGGGGTTGGTACAGAGTACTAGATGACAAGGATGGTTACAAAGTTAAAGAACTAGTAATAGAGCCTAACAAAAGTTTAAGTATGCAACGTCATCAAGATAGAGCAGAACATTGGTATATTCTTAAAGGCAAATGTACAGTTAATACAATAAACGTGTCATCTGATGTAGAAGAAAATGGTCAATTTACTGTAAATGAAACAGTTACAATTAAAGAAAATGAATGGCATCAAGGGTGTAATCATACAACAGAACCGTGTCATATATTAGAAGTACAATACGGTAGAAGATGCGTTGAAGAGGACATTGAACGCTTATGAAAATAAATTGGAAAGAAGTTTGGGAAGAATCTAAGAAATATGGAAACATAGAGGGCCCAGAAAAATGGGCATTGATTGTTTTATTATGTTTTGTAGTATTTTTTTGGATCTTAAGTTTCTAGGATAATATGTTAAACGAATTGCGTAAAGAAGAGTTTACAGAAGATGAATGGAACATGCTAACTGTATGTAAACCTTATACTATGACAAGTGGTCGACGACTGTTACATACATATCATACTGTTAAAGAATTAGATAAAGAAAAAATTGAAGGTGCTATAGTAGAATGTGGTGTTTATAAAGGCGGCCAAATAATTAGTGCTTGGTTAGGAAACACAAAAAGCAAAAGACAATTTTGGTTGTATGATACATTTGAAGGTATGACAACACCAACTGAAGAAGATTATAGAATTAACGCTGACGGATCTTATGGATTTGCACATCAGAGTACTAAGGCAAAAAAAGGTTATGATCAGTGGTGCAGGGCAGAATTAAATGAAGTTGTTGAGAATATAAATCCATTTATTCCACAAAGTCAAACCAAGTATGTTGTTGGTGATGTATGTAAAACACTTGAGAATCCGGGAAATGTACCAACTAATATTGCATTACTTCGATTAGATACTGATTGGTATGAAAGTACGTATAAGGAATTAAAGGTACTTTGGCCTAAGTTATCAGTAGGTGGTATATGTGTAATTGATGACTATAATAGTTGGCAAGGTAGTAAAAAAGCCTTTCATGACGTCTTTGGAGATACAATGGAGATACATACTATTGACCAGACAGCAATTTGGTGTAGGAAGGAACGTGCATGAATAACGTCTTTATTGGATACGATACTCGGAGCGACATTCCTTGGCAAGTGTGTGAACATAGTATTAAACGATTTAATAGTGATGTTAAAGTTGAGCCGTTAGCACAACAAGATTTACGACAACGCAACTTATACTGGAGAGAACCTGATAAACTTGGATCAACTGAGTTTACGTTTACTAGGTTCCTTGTTCCGCATCTAATGGATTATAAAGGGTGGGCATTATTTTGTGA